ATTTAATAAAGCATTTGAAAAACTTGAAGGAACTACAACTGTAGCTCTTGCTAAATCTGGTGTTCAAACAAATAGTGGCACAGCCGCAAATATTAAACTTTCAAATTTATACGAAAAAGAATTAGAAATACAAATGATGAAATATAATACTGAAATAGGTAAAGCAGCAAAATTAGAAGAAGCAAACTTTGCTAGAATAAATGGAGAAATGGCTAGAATGAACGCAAGGATGCAACAAATACAAATTGCAAGTTCTGCTGGTTCAAGTTTATTAACAATGACAGGATAATATGAGAGATTATAAATCAGAATATGCAAATTATCACTCTACAACAAAACAAAAAAAGAATAGAGCTGGTAGAAATGGTGCAAGAAGAATTATGAAAAAAAAATTTGGTAATAGTATATTGGGTAGAGATGTGGACCACAAGGATAGAAATCCAAGAAATAATAGTAAAGGTAATTTAAGACTACAATCTAAATCTTCTAATAGATCAAGGAATAAATAATGCCAAAGATACCTACATTTACATCTAGTGCAGAAATGACAACACAAACTGGAAGTGTTACCTCAAACATACAAGTATCTCCATCAAACAATATATTTACTGCTACACAATCATTACAAAAAACTTTATCAAATGAATATGTAAAAGAAAAAAAATTAGAAGCAGATAATAAAGCAACATTAATACTTGCTGACTTATATGTTAATCAAGAAAATGGTCCTAAAGGATTATATACAATACAAAGTGAAACAGGAGCAAATGGAAATCCCGGTAATGCTTCTAATTCTTTTGACAATGATGTTAATAAATTATGGGAATATGCACAAGCAAATAAAGTTAAAGACTTAGATAATTTTACTAAAAAAGCATTAGAAAAAAAATTTTATGCTACTGCAGGTATATTTAAAACAAAAGCATTATTAGATTCAAGAAATACACAGTTCCAAGATACTAAAAAAATAACAGATGATTTTGTTATGAAAGATGCTTTAGCATTAAAATTAAATGGAATTAGTTATTTAGAAGTTTATAGAAAAAATGTTCTTTCAAGAATAGAACAAGACACTACTCTAGATGATTTTGGTATTAAAAAAAAACAAGCAGAATTATATTTAAAATTTGGAGAAAATACTTTAGGAGCTTCTCTTGCAGTTTCTCAACCAGAATTTTTAAAATCAAATATTAGTAAATTAACAAGTTTATCAGTTGAAGAAAAACAAAAATTACTTAATGCTGCAGATGGTCAAATATTAGAAAATAATAAACAGCTATTTACTTTTGCTTTAAATTTAAATGAAGATAGCACAGCATCTCAACTTGTAAATGATTATCAAGAAATTGTTGATGGTACATTTGATGGTAATGTAGATTTAATTAAACAATGGGATAAATTACCTAAAGCCGACAAAGCTGCAATCATTGAATTTGCTAGAACTAAAAGAAGAACAAATACTTCAGAATTGAACAATAGACAAACAGCATTTTTAAATGAAAATAAACAAAAAGCTGTAAATGATTATAGTAAATTATTTAATAATTCAGATTTTTTAGAAACTATTGATTTGTTAAAAATAAATGAAGTATTTGGCGATCCTACTAATGCTTATGAGTTAGATGCTAAAAATCAAATAATTAATCTGTCTACAAAAGTTGGACAAGAAGAATTTAATAATGTTAATGAATATTATAAAAATTTTAAAATACAAAAAAAAATATTATCTGGAGAAGTAAAAGATCATATAACTAAATTTACACTACCCGGTGAAACAGAAGCTAAAAGTATTACAGAAAGAGTTGGAGATGGAATATCAAAAGCTGAATTTGGATTTTATTTAAATTACTTATTGCCTAACACAAATAATGCAGACTTTATGACTAACAATAATAAGTTATTTAAAGTAATAGAAACATTGCAACCATCTATTGAGGGAGAAAGTTCATTAAAATATATTGATACAACAACAGACAATAGATTAAATAACTTTCAATCTCAAATGATATTAAGATTTAATAATGGTTTACAACAAGGAATAAATGCAGACGAATTATTAGATAAGACTAGCAAAAATTATATAGGTAAAGGTTTAATACAACTTTATAAATCAGACAAAGATGCTATTACACAAATTATTGCAGAAAAATCTTCTGAAATATCTGGTGATAAAATTGAAATACCACCTTACAATGAAGAAAAATATGGATCAGTTGAAAATTATTTAAATTCAAAAGAATATTTAGATTATAAATTTCCGGGTAGAGTAAAATTAAGAGAGGATTTACAAGATACTAGCGACATTACTCAAGAAGAATTTGATGCTTTAGGTGGTGAAGAAGAACCAAAATTTTTAGAAGAAGGTATATCTTATAAAGATAGTTATTATGAATATGATGAACAAGGTAATCCACCTAAAAGATTTTTAGAAAGACTACAAAAAGATAGAGAAAACAATAAAGTAAAAGCAAGTAAAATTAGTTTAGCTCCTTATAAAAAATTTGAAAAATTAATAATAAATGAAGAAGGATTATTATTAAAAGCCAAAAAACTTTTTAATGAAAAAAATTTTACTATAGGTTATGGTAGAAATAGATCATCTATTAAAGAAGGTGATACAATAACAAAAGAAAAAGCATTAGAATATTTAAAAGAAGATATAACTATAAGATTAGATGAAATACAAAATAGAATACCTTTGTTTAATCAATTTTCAGAAAACTTACAACTTGCATTGTTTTATGAATATTACAGAGGTTCAGTTGGACAATCTACCGAAACAATAAAATTAATAAATGCAGGAAAATTTAAAGAAGCTGCAGAAGAATTTTTAAGAAATGACGAATATATAAATGCTGAAAAATTAGGAAAAAGAGGAATAAGAGAATCTATGGAAAAAGTTTCTAATTTACTTAAACAAGAAAAAGCTGGATTTATTTAAAATGACAACTATATCAGAGCAGATTAAAGACCTAACTGCAGCTGGAGCTTCTTCTACCGAAATAAATACTTGGAGCAAAGGAAAAGTAGAAGATATGATTGGTGCGGGTATACCTGCAGAAAAAATTACAGAAGCATTTGGAGTTGTACCTTTTGACAGAAAAAATGAAAAAAATTATTGGAAGTCTATATCTTCAGAAGTAGAAAAAGAAGTAAAAAATTTTCAAGACATTGATTTTTCTAAAATGGAAAGTATTGAAGATATACCTCAAGAAGTTAATGCAGCCGGTGCAATAGAAAAATATTTATTAGGTAGTGATGAAAGGTATCAATTTTTACCTTATGTAAAAAAAGCACTAGGAGCATCTGGTGTTAATAAAATGCTTAAGTATCACACAACAGGAGAGTTTGGTTTTGAAGTAGATGTGCCAGAACCAGAGGGTACAGGGTTTTTAGAGAAATTAACAGAAAGTGCTGTAGGTTTAGTTGCCGAACTACCAACATTTATTCCGGGTGCAGCTATTGGTGGACTTACTGGTGGACCGGGAGGTGCAGTGGTTGGAGGTGGATTTACTGCAGGTACTATTCAAGGGATGTACACAGAAGCATTAAAAAAAGGTCAAGTTAAAAATTATGCAGAATGGTGGGATATATTTATGGAAGAAGGTTTAAGTGAAGGAGCTAAAACTGCTGCAAAATTATATGCTGCTTACAAACTACCTAGAGCTTTAGGAGTTACTTCTTTTATACCAAAAACATTAGCTCAATCTAGTGCTTATAGTGCAGCTGGTGCTGTATTAGGAGATGGTTTACCTACAGCAGAAGATTTTGCTATTACAACTTTGTTGTTTGCACCATTTAATATTAAAGCATCAAAACAAAAATTAGAAAATGTATCTGCAAAAACAGGTAAAAAACCTGTAGATATTATTGATGATTTAATAAAAGACAGAACAATATGGGAAGATTTAAACTCTAAAAATATTGAAATACCAAGAGCCTATAGAGATGTTTCTATAAAAGAAAAAGATATTAAATTAGAACCTATTAGCACAAAAGATAAACCAAATAAAATTATAGACGAAACTAGAGCAGAACTAGATAAAAGCATTGCTTACGAAACTAAACCAAGAACATTTAGCACAAAAGGTTTTGTAGATGATTTGTTTTATAATTTTTTAGATCAAAACCATGTATATAAAAGAGCTGTAAAACAAGCTGAAAAATTTGGTGTAAAATATGAAAAAGAAATTTCTCCTTATGAAAACTTTCAATTATTACATGGTGTCAAAGGTCCAATAGAAAGTTTTATTGAAAAAGGTGCAATAGATTATAAAACAGGAAAAATTGTAGGACCAGCATTAAAAGAAATATTTACAAAATATAAAATAAAAAATACAGATTTATATAAAGATTTTATTAGGTATTCTATTTCTAAAAGAGCTATAGAAAAAAATGCTCAAAAACTTGA